GGGTGGACATCACCCGGAGTGAATACCCGCTCAATGCTTTCTAACTCTCCCTGTTCCCTGTTTCCCTGACCAACTGAAAGGCACATCATGGCACTCTTGCAAGGACAAGTCGGCATCCAAAACGCAGCCGAAGGCGGCAATCCGATCACTGTTCGCATGGGCCGAGGCGGCGACGTACTGACCAGCCAACTTCACGGGCACTACCGCGAAGCGGCATTCCGGCGCGCAATCTTCGTCGGATCCAACGGCGCAACGCCTACGGTTACGACGGTCGCGCTGGCAACCACCTACACCGGCCTGGCGCTCATCAACCCGGCAGCCAGCACCGTCAATCTGTCGGTCCTGAAAGTCGGCCTGAGCTTCCTGGTCGTGTTCCCGGCGGTTTCGACGCTGGGCATCATGACGGGACACAGCCCGCTTGGCACGACCACGTTCACCGCGGCCGCGACTGACGGCCTGAACTCGGTGTTTCCGGGCCAGCGCGGACAAGGGCGCGCGGCACTGTCGGCCACTTTGGTAGGCACTCCGCAGCTCCACACCGTCGTCGGATCCGGCCTCACAGGCGCTGTCACTACCGTGCCCACGCAGTTCGCGCTGTATGACCTGGAGGGAAGTCTCGAAATCCCGCCCGGTGGATATGCCGCGATCTACACCAGCACAGTCTGCGGCGCGGCCAGCATGTGCGCATCGTTCATGTGGGAGGAGTGCCCGATCTAGTTCTCCTTGATACCTCTCGTTGCCATAACGAGTTCGCCCCGGGCTTCGGCTCGGGGCATTTTGAAGGCGTGCAATGACTTCCGCCCTCCAGTTGATTGAATCGTCACTGAGACTCGCTACCGTGCTGGCGAGCGGCGAAACCGCCACAGCGGACGAGGCGACGGACGGACTGAAGTCACTGAACGACATCCTTGAGAACTGGAGCACTGAGAATCTGACCGTCTGGCAGGGGGATAACGATCAGTATCCGTTGACGGCGACCAAGCCGAGTTACACCATCGGGCCGGGCGGTGATTTCAACGCTACTCGACCTATTCGCATCGGGCTCTCGTTTACGCGGGTGAACGGTGCCGATTTCCCGGTTGAGCAGTGGAGCCTTGACGAATACAACGCAGTCGCGGTCAAGAACATCGGCGGCATCCCGGAGCGGTACGTCTACATCAACGAGTACCCGCTGGGCCAGATCATCCTGTATCCGGTCCCTGAGGCTACGAGCACGCTGTTCCTGAACACGGATCGGGTGCTTACATTCCCGGTCACGCTGGCGACGGTGCTGGCCTTCCCGCCAGGGTATGAGAAAGCCTTGCGGTACACGCTGGCGACGAACATGGCGCCTGAGTACGGGGTAGTCCCACCGCCTGCCGTGCAGGCTATCGCCACATCATCCAAGGCTGATATCAATCGCGCGAACAAGAAGCCGGTTGTTGCGGCATACGATTCGACGCTGATGGGCGAGCCTGCGTTTGCCTATTTCCAGCGGGGCTACTGATGGCTCTCGTCCCGTATCAAGGTTTCATCGGCGGCGCGTATCGGGCGAGGTCAACCAATTTCAACGCCGAAACCTGCCTGAACCTCTACCCCGAGACCTCGACGGTCGGATCGTCCAAGGACGTCGCAGCCCTATATGGCACGCCCGGGCTATCCCTGTGGGCTACGCTTGCAGGTGCGGGCGGGGTTCGGGGCGAGATCAGGTTCAACGCCTCTACGGCATTTGTCGTGGTCGGTCAGAACGTGTACAGCCTTGCGACTTCCGGGGCGTCGGTCCTGATCGGCACGGTTGCAAACGGCGCGTCCCCCGTGAGCATGGCGAGCAACGGGATCAATGTCGTCATTGCGAGTTCCGGGCTCCTGTTTGTCATTGATCCGGTTGCAAACACCGTGATGCCTATTGTCGATGCTGACTTTCAAGGCGCCGGGCAAGTCGGATTTATCAGCGGATATTTCGTGTGGAATGTCCCCGGTACTGGCCGGGCGCAGTACAGCGACCTGTACAGCACTGCCATCCAGCCTCTTAGCTTCTTCACGGCAGAAGCCAGCCCTGACAATGGCGTCGGGTGCATCGTGGATCACTTGGAGTTCTGGTATTTCAACGAGACGACTACGGAAGTCTTTACGATCACCACTGACGCGAACCAGCCGCTGCAGCGCATTCAGGGCGCGGTCATCGAGCACGGCTGCGCGGCGGCAAACTCCGTCGCCAAAATGGACAACACCGTCTTTTGGCTGGGCGCCGACGAAAACGGTAAGGGCACCGTCTGGCGGGCCACCGGGGCATACGAGCCGCAGCGGGTATCCACTCCAGCCATCGAGTATGCCATCGCGCAGACCGAAGACCTTTCCGGGTCGGTAGCTTGGACGTATCAGCAGGAAAGCCATGCCTTCTACGTGCTGACCGTAGGTGACCGCACGTGGTGCTATGACGCATCGGTCGGACTGTGGCACGAACGGGGCTGGCGCGATCCGGTGAACGGCACGATGCACCGGCATCGTGGGCAATGCCAGATGGCGTTTGCCAACAAGACCATCGTCGGTGACTGGCAAAACGGCAATTTCTACCTGTTGGACCTGAATACCTACACCGACAACGGAGACCCTATCGTCTCGCGTCGGACGGGTGCTTATGTGAGCGCGCGGTCTTACAACATGCTGCAGGTGGACTTTGAGACCGGGGTTGGCAACGTCGTTGCACCAGGGAATGATCCGGTGGCACAGTTGGAGTGGAGTGACGACGGCGGGCATACCTGGAGCAACCTGCACGCAGCCAAAATCGGGAAGGTCGGGGAGTATCAACGCCGGGTAAGATGGCGCAGGCTTGGGACACCGCGCCGCTTCGGCCTGTCCCGCGTGTTCCGGGTGACGATCACGGACCCTGTGAAGCGGATCATGACAGGCGCCATGCTTGACGTGTCATGACAGCTCTCATCCCGCAACCGCCGCGCATAGATCTATGCGAGATCACGACCGATCAGACTGGCAAGCTGCGGGCTAAGATCACGCGGCCCTGGTCAATGTACTTCGATGCGCTTCTTGCGCGTGTAGGAGGGAACGTCGCGCCATTGGCGGTGGATGCGGTCGCGCTGGGCGTTTTCGGCAGACGAGTGCAACCCGTTCAAGAACCGGCAGACGTTCGCTACGTGGGAACATTCCTTCCGCGCGTAACCCCCACTGTTCAGGCCCCGGAGGATGCAAATAGCGTTCTCTGCGGGCGAGTCTTTGCGAGGCGCTAGATGGCAACCTTCACCCGTGAGTTACTCTCAGGCAGCACCAGCGGCCGGCCCATCCCTGTCGCAGCCGCCGCAACGCCTGGCACGCTGCTTCATACGGCAGTTGCCGGGGCCACGTCTTACGATGAGGTTTATATCTGGGCGTCGAACGTGACGGCGGTCGCTGCGACGCTTACCGTCGAATGGGGCGGAGTCACCGACCCCGGATCTCATATGGTCAAGGGGTTTATTTTGGCCGGCAACTCTGCGCCGATAGCTATTGCAGTTGGTCAGGTGCTGAATGGAGCCAGCGTGGTGCGTGCGTTTTCGGCGACGGCGAGCGCAATCAACGTCACCGGCTACGTGAATAGGATCACGGCATGATGCTGTTCAGTTACAGCTTCAGTCTGACAAAGCCGCGTCATGACGTGGCCGCGCTGCTGCGGCCATCACTGAAGGACATTGAGCGGTTAGAGGACTTGATGCTCGAGATGCCGCAAGTGCCAATTCCTGTGGTGCATCGGTTTGCGCCTGGACTGTACATTCGTGAGATCACGGTCCCTGCGGATACTTTGATGACGGGACGCGTTCATCGTCATGAGCACTTCAGCGCGATGGTAAGCGGGGAGATGTCAACGCTTGTCAACGGCAGCATCCAAAGAATAGAGGGTTATCACCCGTTTATTGCTGCACCAGGAACCAAGCGCGTGGGATACGTGCATTCGCCCGTGGTCTGGCTGACCTGTCACCACAACCCAGACAATCTGTGCGACGTTGAGCAGATAGAGGCCCTGCTGTGCGAGCCGACGCGTATGCGCATTGAACACGAGGAGGCTGTATGTCTGTCGTAGCCGCTGCGGTTATTGGGAGCGCCGTTGTAGGTGCAGTCGTATCCTCAAGATCGGCGGGCAAGGCAGCGAATGCCCAAGAAGACGCGGCCAACACGGCATCGCAGACCCAGCTCGAGCTTTTCGACAGGCAGGCCGCACTTCAAGAGCCGTGGCGGCAGGCTGGCATCGGGTCGCTGAGTCAACTGACCTCGGGCACGGCGGCGGGTGGAGACTTCAATCGTGATTTCACGATGGCGGACTTCAACGCCGACCCGGGCTATGCCTTCCGCATGAAAGAGGGGCAGCGGGCGGTTGAATCCAGCGCAGCGGCGCGCGGTGGGCTGCTGTCGGGTGGCGCGGGTAAGGCGTTGGTGAACTACGGTCAGCAGGCGGGCAGTCAAGAGTACGGCGCGGCTTACAACCGATTCAACGCCGACCGGGATCGGCGCTTCAACCGCTTGGCCGGGATTGCGGGAATCGGGCAGACATCGACCCGGGATGTGAGCAATGCCGCTGGAAACGCAGGCAACAACATTGCCAATAACCAGATGGCAGTAGGCAACGCCAACTCGGCGAACTACATCGCGCAGGGCAACGCGATCAATCAGGGCATCGGGACCATCGGAAACTGGTATCAGCAGCAGCCGCAGGGTGGACAGCCTTGGTGGGCTGGTTCATCTGGCGGAAGCTCTTGGGGTACGCCTGGCCTGAATCAGTTTTGGTACGGCAACGGAACATCGGGGGATTGATATGTCGTTGGACGCAAACATCATCCTTGCCGGCCGCGCGCCGCAGTTCGATGACCCCCTGACTGTCCAAAACAGGCAGGCAACGCTGTCCGCACTGATGGGCCGCCAGCAGATGCAGCAGTTCGAGCTTGAGGGCGCGCAACGCCAGCGGGCGGACGAGCAGACCCTTGCCGACCTGTACCGCAGCGCCGGCACCGATCCGCAAGCGCTGATGCAAGGCATGGCGCAACAGGGCCTGGGCGCTCGCATTCCTGGGTTTCAAGAGCAGCAGGCAAAGCTAGGCAAGGCCACGAGTGAAAACCAGGCCGCGCAGTACAAGTTTCAGAAGGACGTGCTGGCCGACACTAGCGCAGGATTGCAGTCTTTGCTGTCAGATCCGCAACTCACAACTGACAAGGCTGTGGCATTTCTTGCCACGCGAGCTCGGCTGATGCCGGACCAGGCGCAGCGACTGGCGCAAGAGGCAGCCAGGCTTCCGTCCGATCCCGGCATGCTGCGTCAACTGCTGCTGCAAAAAGCGCTTGAAGCGCAGTCGGCAGAAAAGCGGCTTGACCTGATCCTCGGAAAGACCGAGATGCAGGACCAGGGTGGGCAGCGTCAGGCATTCAACACGAACCAGCTCACCGGCCAAGTCACCACCGGTCAGGCTTTCGCCAAGACGGCCACGCCTGAAGCGCTGATGACTGACGCGCGCACCCGCAGCGAAGGGGCGGCGAATCGCGGGGTGACGATGCGCGGTCAGAACATGACCGATGATCGGACGCGAGAATCGACGGCGGCAACGATGTCGAAGCCGTTTGAAGTGACAGGACCTGATGGCCTGCCGATGCTTGTGCAGCAGGACAAACAAGGCAATGTCAGGCAAGTAGGAGGTTACGGACCGAAAACTGGATCATCGAAACCGCTGACAGACGCACAAGCGAAAGCGCTGCTGTTCGGGACGCGGATGCAGGAGGCGAACAAGGAGCTTGAGAATCTGACCTACTCCCCGGCGGCCGTCAACGCCAAGCAAGGGGCCGAAGAAATACCGTTGATTGGCGGGGTTCTTGGCATGGTTGGCAATGCGATGCTGCCGGAGACCGCCCAGCGTGCAGAACAGGCGCAGCGAGACTTCGTTAACGCTGTTCTTCGCCGGGAATCTGGCGCCGTCATTTCTCCAAGCGAGTTTGCCAACGCGAAGAAGCAATACTTCCCGCAGCCGAGCGACCGGCCTGGCACGCTGGCTCAGAAGAAGCGAAACCGTGAGCTCGCCATCTCTGGCTTGATGGCCGAGGTGCCTGAAGGCAAACGCAATTCGATCACTCCGCCAACGCCTGCAACGGATGCCCCGGCAGTGCCAGGGACCGTGCTGCGGTTTGACGCAATGGGCAGGCCCATTCCATGACCATCACAGCCGAGATGCACGACGGCACCCGTCTGGAGTTCCCGGACGGTACGGACCCGGCCGTCATACAGCGGACGGTGCAAAGCATCTTGGCGAAGCCAAAGACTCCCGCAACCACCGGCCAGAAGGTACAAGCCAGCGTACCCGGCCGCGTCTTGCAAGGCGCCCGCGACCCCGTTGACGCAGGGGCGCAGCTTCTGCCCCGTGGACTGGAGTTCCTGACCGGCGCGGGCGGACTTGCCCCCAACACCGTGAGCGACTTCTTCGGCCGCGAGGCGAAGCGAGTTGATGCGATGAACGCAGGTAGCGAGGCTGACTACCAGGCCGCACGTACTGCAACGGGCCAGGAAGGCTTCGACGCTGCGCGCCTCATCGGAAACGTGGTGTCGCCCGCAAACGCAGCCGTTGCAGCCCGCCTACCGGCCGCAGTGACGACGCTTGGCAGGGTAGGTGCTGGCTTGGTCGCCGGCGCTGCTGGGGGGGCCATGCAGCCGGTGGACATGACAGACCCTAACGCCAGCTTCGCGCAGCAGAAAGCGGCCCAGGTCGGATTGGGCGCGGTGGCCGGTGGCATCCTGACACCTATCGCCGGCAAGCTGGGCGATGCGTTTGGCCGGTGGAGAGCCGGCCGAGCATCGCAAGCAACGGACATCACAAGGCTTGAAAGTACGCTGCGGCAGATTTCCGACGATGCAGGCACAAAGTGGGAAGACATGGCCCCGCAGGTACAGGATCAACTGCGCGAGCAAGTCAAGATGTCATTGGCTGGGAAAAGCGGCGCCGATCCAGCAGCCCTGGCGCGGCAAGCCGACTTCAGCGCCGAAGGCATGCAGGGCACGCTCGGGCAGATCGGCCGCGACGCACGGCAGTACGCTGATGAGCGCAACCTGCGGCAAATCCCTGGCACTGGCGCTCCCCTGCTCGCGCGCTTCGAGACGCAGGGCAAGCAACTGCAAGCCAAGGTCGGGGCATTGGCGCAGGGGTCGAAAGAAGCCTACCCGGCCGGCAACATAGTCAGCGATGCGGCAGACAAGGCCCTGAACCGGCGCAGCGCCGAAGTGTCGGGGGCTTACAGACTTGCGCGGGAAAGCTCCGGCAAAGACGCCACCGTCCCCATGCAGGGCCTGGGGCAGGACGTGGCCGACATCTTCGACCGCTACCGTACCGCTGTGCCGTCAGGCATCCGCGGCCAGTTTGCCAAGTACGGGCTTGATCCTGCTGAGGTAGTGAATCAGCGCAAGTTGTTCACGGTCGAAGAGGCCGACAAACTCATGAAGGAGATCAACAAGCAAGGCAGCAACGAGCCGGCCGTGATGTCTGCTTTGAGCGAACTTCGCTCTGCCGTCAAGAAGTCGATTCTCGATGACGCAGGGGTCGAAGACGTTTTCGCGCCGGCCCGCAAGAAAGCGGCAGAATTGTTCGCGCTGCGCGATGCTGTGCCAGCTTTGGAAGCGGCACAAAGCGGCAAGGTGGCGGCGGATGACTTCGTGAAGCGCTTTGTCATCAACGGCAAGACTGATGAGGTGAACGGCCTGGCGAAGATTCTCAAGGCCGAAGCGCCAGAAGCCTACGGGCAGGCCAAGGCCCAGATCGGCGATGAACTGCGCCGGGCTGCCTTCGGTCAGAACGTGGCCGGAGACAAGTCATTCTCTGCCGAACGGTACATGCAAACACTGCGCCGCATCGGTACGGACAAACTACGCGCCTTCTACAGCGACGCAGAGATCCAGCAGTTAGAGCGGCTTGGGCGTATCGCGGCTTATATCCACCAGTTCCCAGACGCTGCCCCGGTCCAGACATCCGGCAACTTCGGTGCGCTTATGAACATCGCGAGCAGAATCCCCGGGGTTCCCGCCGTTGTCGCGGTAGGCAAGGCGGCGCAAAACGCCATCAGCAACGATCGCACGGTATCGAAGGCGCTTGCGGCGGAGGTGCCAAATGTGGCTCCCAAGATGTCGGCCAAGGACGTGGAAGACCTGTCGAAGCTGCTGCGACTCACTGCCGTAGGTGCTGGCACGGCTACCGCGGAGTCTGTCAAATAGCAGGCTATAGAGCCAAATACCAATCAACGGCGCAAGCGCTTTACAAAGGCTCTCCATTATGGCATTCCTCCTCGCAAACGGTCGGCAGCAGTACTTCGATGATAGCGGCAACCCGCTGAACGGTGGTCGCCTGTTCACCATGCAGCCCGGGGCTGGCATCACCACTCCGAAGGCCACCTGGACTGACGCTGGCGAAACCGCGCTCAATACGAATCCTATCATTTTGAACGCGCGGGGTGAGGCGCAGGTATTCTGGAGTGGCGATTACAACGTCCGGCTGGAGACTTCGGCCGGTGGGCTTATTTGGACAGTAGAAAACATAAACGGGTTGTCATTCCTCAGCAATCCAAGCGTCGTCAAGCGATCCGATCAAGTCGCAGCACCAGCGCAAACCGCATTTACCTTGCCCGTCTATACGACGGGCATCGACGGCGTCACGATCACGGTTGACGGCCTGATGTTGCCGACTACCGACTACACCGAGACAAACAACACGACAATTACATTTGCGGTGCCATTCCTGGGTGGCGAGAAGATCATCTTCCTCACGACGTGGCTCATTGTCAGTTCGACAGGCATCTATGGCGGAGTCACTCTCGAGCAGTTCGGCGGTTCGGCGGATGGGGTAACAGACAATCTAGGCCCGTTCAATTCGGCCGTGGCTAACGGTGCGAACGTCATCTATGCGATGTCGCCTGGGACGTACTATTTCTCGGCCGGTATCACCATTCCGCCTGGCGTGCTCGTGCAGGGTGCAGAACTGTGCCCAGGAAACCCATCTAGCGGGGGCGTGTCTTTCACATTCGCGCTGGCGACGGCAGTATGCGTGACGCTGGGTGGGGCTGCTTCCCTCAACGGGCAGTCCGGTATCAACAAGGTTCTTATAACGCGCAAACCGGGTGTGGTTCCGGCCGGGTCAATCGGGTTGTTGAGCCAGAACAATTACGCAGTCTCGATAGAAGACGTTGCCAGTTTCCGCCATGCAATCGGGCTCGAACTGCGAGGGGACCGGCACACCAGGGGCATTGCAACGATGATCTGCCGGTTCTGGTCTGGCGCGATCACAGATTCTCATGTGGTTATTGATTCGGTGCCAGAATCTCGTTTTGATCTGTGTCGATTCGGTTCCAATGGCGCCGCAGACGTGGCCTGCAATTCGTTTGTGCGGATTAAGGGCGGTTCTACAAGCAATGCAGCATGCGGACCCAATAGCGGAATATTCACCTCTTGCCAGTTCAACCAAGGTACAAACACTGCGGCAGCATGGCTTGAATTCAAGGATAGACTCGTTGGCTCTATTAACGATGCGTCGTTGTGGCAAGTCGATACGTGTTATATCGAGACCTCTGGTTGCGGAATTAAAAGCGATGCAAGCTGGACACTTATACAAAGATGCCAAGTGTCCAATACCACTTTCAACATGACGGCAGGTGTCCCATTCCTGTCGCTCAATGCTGCGACTCAAATAGATGCTTGGCAGATTTCCAACACGTTGATTTATGGCGCGTTTGCGTTGGCACCTACGCCACAAATCAATTTTCTTCATCTGGATAGTGTGCAGATTTTGGGCAATACAAGTTTAACCAGCGCAGCCGCCAGTTCTTCCGCAACAATTTCAAATTGCACTATTGTGGGCAGTCTTACGCTTGCCGGTACTTGGGCGTCGTTGCAGGTATTTGGCGGAGCAATAACCAGCGGGGTGCTGAATAATACTGCAACCTCTGCTACTGGCGGCATCAGTATAAATACATATCCGCTAAATTCGCTGATACCGGTAGTGCCTGTATTAAAATTCGGTGGGTCAGCGGTTGGTATTACATACTTTACGCAAGCCAGCGCATATCAAATCATCGGTAATCGCGTATATGCCTACCTGCATATTATCTTAACCGCTAAAGGAGTGGCGGCAGGGGTTGCCACTATCACAATAGCTGGTCTTCCGGCTCCGATGACATCTGCCCCGTATTCAATCGCAAACTCTGGGAATGTGGCATATACTGTAGACCTTGCTGGACTTGTCGGGCCGGTGTCGGGTAGTGTTGGGCTTGGCCCTGTAATAAATATGTATAATTCATCAGCTACAGGGGTGGCAGCCCTGACGAACGCTAATTTCACGAACACCAGCGAGATTGCGATTGAGGTTTCTTACCTGTTTCTCCAATAGGGCCTACCATGAGCAACGCACGAAATAGCGTCAAGAAGCTGAAAAACTACATCAGTGCCAGTGACTTTGCAACCCTTGGCGATGCGTTGGCTGCATGGGAGGATGGCGACGTTAGCTCGACGCTATACATTGCCCCTGGTGATTACGCTGTCACCACAGGTCTGACCGTTGCGGCGACGGTGAATCATACCAAGAGCAAGACGATCATCGCGTATGGGGCTCGGTTCGTGAGCACCTCGTCATCCCATGCTTTGAAGATCACGGTTGAGGGCACTGGGAAGTTGTGGCGCGGTCTGTCGATTCAGGGCCTTGCTATTACTGGTGGCGTCGATTCGATTATCATTGAGGGTGGCAACCCGGCCAGTTCGGAGTGGATTTACGCTTCGGTGTTTCGTGACATTCGGTGCGAGGATTTCACCGGGGACGGGTTCACCGGGGAAAAGGGGTTCTTTGAGTCGCAACTGTATTCATGCGTCGCCTGGGCTGCGACTGGCAACGTGACCGGCTTCGGTTTTGTCTTTGACAACAGCACGCATGGAACAGTCAGCAGCATTGACCTGTACTCGTTGAACACGAGGGGCGGGTTGCATGGCCTCTATACGGCATCCCCTGTCAGCAACGTCAACACGCATGGCGGGACATTCCTCGGGGCCTATGAAGAGGGCATCAGGTATGCGTTAGCAATCGGCAGTTCGATCATCAGCCCTCACGTCGAAGATAACTGGACTTCGGCGACTGGTGTAGTAAGGGCCGGCATTCGCATCTCCGGTAGAGATTGCGCAGTAGTCGCAGCATTCGGTATTGCGCGGAATGCGCCCGAACAGAACTACACACTCTACGCCTACGCGATCAGCGGGGATATTGTTGTCAGTGGCGGCGAATCTGGTGGCACCCAGACTAAATTCGGCTACTACGACTGCGACGTAGGAACGGGAGCGATTGTCAGTAACGGCGTAAATTTTACAAAAGCAGGCGGCAAGAACGCGTTTGCAGTTTCCACAGCGACGGGGGTTGACCTTGGTAGTTTGAAGCTCGCCAATGTCGACCTTGCTTCGGCATCTACGATTGATTGGTATCTTGAGGGCACATTCACGCCAACCATGACGCTTGGCGGTGGCGCAACTGGCATGACCTATTCAAGCCAGACAGGTGTGTTTACGCGATGTGGGCGCGTCGTGACGTTCTATATGGGCGTCGCACTGTCTGCCATAGGGTCTAGTACGGGTAGCATTCTGATCGAGGGGCTTCCATACGCATCTGACAAGACGGTCCCTGTATCGCTTTGGTTTGATAGTTTAGCGGCCGGCAGTGGTGCGAACGTCTTGCAGGGGTATATCAACTCGGCAAGCACGAACGTGTCTCTGCATACGCTCAGCGGGACGATCACAACGCTGTCCGACACTCATCTTACGAATACATCCGTGATACGGGTATCCGGGTCTTACAGTGTCTAACTTCGACCGCTACACCTGGCAGCGCACGCCCTGGCCTTACCTGCCGCAGCCGATGACGCAACCTGACCGTGAGACGGAGACGACATGGAAGAGACCGAACGTGAGAAGACGCAGAGCGACTGGGGTCGCCTCGTCGGCGGATC